TAAATATAAGCCCTTTGTAGGCGTTGAGTATGAGCCGCCTCACGGCTGTTTCAGGCTTGTGGCTAAAGTTTTCAATGGCGTCTACGGCATTGACCTTGGCAAGCAGGATGAAGGGCTAGAGCAAGCAGAGAACAGAGATCGCACGGCTCGCATACAGCAAAAGCTGATTGAAATGACAGAGCAGGTGCAGGAGCCGCAGGAAGGCGACGTAGTGATTGTGCGCGGTCGCCCATTCCATATCGGCGTGGTTGTTGAGCCGAATTGGATGCTACATGCCTACAACGGCGGTACATCCTGCATAGAAGATTACACAAGCCTTCGCTGGAGGAATCGAGTTGAGGGCTTCTACAGGTATAAGGGGTTCGCTAAGTGAGCGTTACTGTACAAGCAAGTAAGCACCCACTAAAGCCTGAATGGGTATATGCTGATGTAGATGCAGGCCAAAGCATCTACGAGATTGCAGGCGGTGCGCCTGTTGCTGCCTACATCAATGGGCGCGAGGTGCCGGAAGAGTTCCATCGGCTGACCCAGCCTAAAGATGGCGCTACGCTTGTGCTTTGGCCTTTGCCGCAAGATGATGAACTAAAGCGTACAATAGGCCAGATTGCTATTACAATCGGCACCATTGGCGTAACTTCTGTTTTCGGGCCTTTGGCTGGTGCAGCGTTTAACTTAGCCGCGACTTCACTGCTGAATGAGTTGGTTCCGCTACCTACCCCTACTACACCAGACACACCTGAATCTTTTAATCGCCTAGAATCAATCACTGGTACTAGCAACGAAGTAGCAGCGTTCAAGCCCATTCCTCGCTTGTACGGCACTTTCCGTATGTTTCCACCTCTGCCCATGACTGCTCGGCCTTATACCGAGATTCAGGGCGATGACCAGTATCTACGGATGTTCCTTTGCCTTGGGTACGGGCCACTTGAGATCGGCGGCCAGACTGTAGGCTCTGGCTACAGCAAAATCACTGAGCAGGATAATCTTTCTGGCACTCCGATAAAGATCGGTGAAACAAACATTGAATTGTTTGACGAAGTGGAGTACGAGATCGGTGCGCCCGATCAGATGACGCTCTACTCAGACCAGATCATTGAGAATGACCCTGCCTTCTCTACAGGAGAGAATGACGATGGTGATTTTGCAATCAGGACTACAGAAACAGATGTAGACGAGATTAGCATTGGCCTTGCTGGACGGCTTTTTGGCGTCAACGATAAGGCAAAAACTCGTCGCGGCACGGTTCGCTGGAGGATTGAGTATCGGGAAGTAGGTCAGTCTAGCTTCATCGTTGAGAATGATGATTTTGTTGTCAACTCAAGCAAGAAAGAAACAGTCAGGGTGGGCTATAGGTTCAGGGTGCCTAGAGGCCAGTACGAAGTAAAACTGACGCGCAAATCAACATCTTTCGCCGCTGACACTAGCACCGCTGCTGACTTTAGCTGGAATGCCCTGCGCTCTATCCGATCAGTGCAGCCTTTTGATGTAGATGGCACAGTCTGCATGGCGCTTCGGATCAAGTCTACCGACCAGCTTAACGGCAGGATTGACGATCTATCTGTGCTGGCTACTTCAGTGCTTGATGTGTACAACGGCAGTACCTGGGTTAAGCAAGCAACCAACAATCCTGCTTGGGCATACGCTGACATCTGGACTGGCACCCCCAACCGCAGGCCGCTAGATAAGAGCGATCTTGACGCTGATGCTCTGCTTGACTGGGCGAATTATTGCGATCAAGAAGGCTTTGAGTACAACGGCGTATTTGATTCTTCTGGAACAACCTTTGAGCGAGCAACCGAGGTAGCATCGACAGGGCTTGCTAATTGGCAGTTCACGCCTGACGCCAAAGTAGGCGTAGTCCGTGATATTGTCCAGTCAGTGCCGAAGATGATTATCAGCCCTCGCAACAGCTTCGGCTTTAATTACGAACTAGCGGCTGTTGAGGTGCCTGACGCCTTGCGCGTCCGATTCGTCGATACGACGACTTGGGAGAACACCGAGCGGCTAGTGTTTGACGATGGCTTTGACGAAAGCAACGCTGAGAAGTACGAGACGCTAGAAGCCAAAGGCGTTACTAGCCCAGAGCAAGCCTGGAAGTTTGGCCGTTACCACATTGCCCAGCAGCGGCTACGCCCTGAGAGATACAGCTTCAAGCAGGATGTGCAGCACCTTCGCTATCAGCGAGGTGATATGCTCACGATTCAGTACGATACAATCCTTGTTGGCTTGGCCGCAGGGCGTATTAAAGAAGTTGTGTCTGATACTGAGATTGTTGTTGATGAGCAGTTTGTTGACAATGGAGAAAGCTACGGCGTCAAGATTCAGCATCAAGATGGCTCAGTATCAACGACTACTTGCACACTAGGTAGCGGCCTTCTTAATAATCGAGTATTCCTTGATAACGCAGTAACCATCACTAACCCTGATGATCTAGTCATATTCGGTGAGGCTGGCAAGGAAAGTATTGATGTAAAAGTAACGGCTATTGAGCCGGAGGGCGACTTTGTAGCCAAGATAACGACTGTCCCTGCTGCTGATGAGATAGAGCAGGCTTGGGATGGCGACATCCCTTCATTTGACCCTGTGCTAACAGAGCCAGTGTTGCCTGACAGAACTCAGCCCATAAGGCCGGTTATCGAGAGTGTGCGCTCAGGAGAGCAGGCACTTTACGTTGACGATGATGGCTCACTGCGAGTGCGGATGCTTGTTGAGACAACCGTGCCCCAGTTTCCAGGCTGGGATCAAAAAACCCGACTTCGATACCGCCCTGTAGGTGATTCAACTTGGGACAAGACTGAGTACCAGTCTAGTGGCGTCTTCAGCATCTTTAACGTAACTGAAAACGTATTCTATGAGGTGCAGGCTCAATCTTCTAAGTCTGGGAAAGTCTCTCCTTGGACGCCTAGCTTTGATCATCAAATTGTAGGCAAGACAAGCCCTCCCAACAATGTGAGAGGGTTCTCTGTCAAATCAGCACTTGACAGGCTAGAGTTTGAGTGGATAGGGAACACTGACCCTGATCTAGATTATTATGAGATAAGAGAGGGGTCTGTTTGGGAAGACTCTGATCTAGTCACAAGAGTATCAGCAACAAAGTTTCAGACCTCAGAGGTCACTAACGGGCCTTGGATGATTAAGGCTGTTGACACATCGGGTAATTACTCTGATTCCGAATCAACAGCATCGTTATCAATCGCTCTTCCAGAAACAAGGTCACTGACTGGTCAGGTTATTGATAATAACGTGCTGCTGAGGTGGGGCAGAGATGTAGGCACCTTTCTTATTGACTTCTACGAAGTAAGGAAAGGCGATACACTTAGTTCATCTGAATTGGTAGGCACATCTGACAAGACATTCGACGTTATCTTTGAGGTTGAAAGCGGCACATACACTTATTGGATAGTGCCTGTTGATGCCGCAGGCAATAAAGGCTCAGAAGACGAGATCACGCTTTCTGTTGATGAGCCACCGGACTTCTTGTTCAGAAACAAGTTCAACGCCTCTACTAACTGGCAGAACGTGAACTTACTATCAAATATAGAGCCTAACGCTGATAACATTTCAGCAGTATTGCCTTTCGACAAGTCAGATACACCTAATCAAAGGATTTCTGATAATCAAGACAGCCCGCAGGATGCTATTGATCTAGGCTTTAACTATCTCGGCCTTCCTACACCTAGCGACGCTGCTTTTGAAGAAGAGTACGATCTAGGCGTTGTTGTCGAGAGTACAAGGGTAAACGTAGACATCACTAGGCAGAGCTTGTCTGGCAGCATTTCTCCTGTTGTCCAGATCAGTGTCAAGGAGCAGGACAGCGATCCTTGGACAGACTTCCCTGTGGGCCAGGATCAGGTCTTCGCTACTAACTTTCGCTACATAAAAACGCGAGTCGATTTTCCCAACACAGACCCGACTGATTTCTCCCTAATCAGGGACATAGAAACAAGACTGTCTGTCAAAATTAAGAACGACTCCGGTAATGTCAATGTCACAAGCAATCCAACTAATGTGCAGTTTGGCACTGACTTCATTGATGTCGCATCAATTACTACCACGCCACAAGGCACCAGTCCTTTAGTGGCTGTTGTAGATTTTCTTGATGCGCCCAACCCAACAGATTTTGACATTTACCTTTTTGATCAACAAGGCAATCCAGCGACAGGAACCGTTCGCTGGGCAGCAAGAGGATTCTAGAGTATGGCTAATTGGAACGACCCTAAACTGTCCCAAACTTGGGCAGATAGAGATACAGCCATTCGTGGCAAAGATGAATCCCTCGCTAAGATGGACTTCTCTGGAGACACAAACATCCCAGAAGGTGCTATCAGGTGGAACGCAACTAACTCTCGATGGGAGCAGTACAACTCGGGCAGCTGGTCATCACTTGAGTCTACTTACAATATCAATGTCTCTTCAGCCCAGACAGCATCTTCCGCTAACAACCTAGCGGGTAACGGGGCGTCTTACTATGATGACGCTCCTAACGGGACAAGGATGCTTTTTTATCAGTCATCAGCGCCTACAGGATGGAACCAGATAACGTCTGTCAATGACCGAGTTATCCGAGTAGTCTCCGGCTCTGGCGGCAGTACAGGCGGCAGCTGGTCTATTTCTGGTTTGAATGTGCTAGGCCACACTCTTAGTGTTTCGGAAATGCCTAGCCATGATCACACCGGGTCTACTTCGACTGATGGCTACCATAGCCACAGCGGCTCTACTAGCACAAATGGAGAGCATACTCATGAGGTTCCTGGAGGAAGAAGCGGTGGAGAAGGTATAGATATACAAGAACAACTCTCAGGTTCAGACAGAGTTACAACCCTTTCTGCTGGCAACCACTCCCACAGCCTAAGCATCAACAGCGCAGGCAGTCACACCCACGGCATTAACAGCACGGGCGGCGGCAACGCTCACGGCCATGGCTTGTCAGCAGATGGAGATTGGCGTCCGTCGTATGCTGATGTGATTGTCTGCCAAAAGGACTGACGAATGCGCACCAAAGAGCCAAAATGCCCGATTGCCAACATGGTCTGCCCGCGCAATAACGACCCGGAGAAAGGGACGTATTGCCCGGCGTGGACCGAGTACACGGAAACGAATCACCAAACGGGCGAGGATCGCATTCAGAAAGAGTGCATGTTCACGGCGATGCCAAAGTTCATGGCACACACTTTGTCTGCGGCAAACCGCCCAGCGGCTGCCATAGAGCAGACACGCAATGAGCTAGTGCGCGGCTTTTCTCAAGTTTCTCAGGCTTTGTACAGCGGGGCGCGCATTGAGCAAGAAAACGACGACGACGCGGAGCGTTAAGTCATGGACATGCAGACCGCTTTCAACGCCCTACTGTCAGTCGCCATGGTCGGTCTTGGCTGGTTCCTTCGCATCATTTGGGACTCAATCAAGCGCTTGCAGACCGACATGAGCGAACTTGAACGTCACGCTTCGGAAACGTATGTCCGGCGCGATGACTACCGTGACGACATGGCGGAGTTGAAAGCGATGCTGCGCCAGATTATGAGCAAGCTCGACGACAAGCAGGACAAGTGACATGACCGAACTTCTGCTGGCTGCACTGATCGCCTGTTCAACGGGCGATGCCACTTGCGCCGCCCACGACGCGGGCGCGCACACCGTGGTTCATATCTGCGACGTGGCGCCCAGCCAGACTGGACAAAAGCGCATCCCGGTAAACCTTGATGGGCGCTTGCATGTCGTCACCATCGCCGCGCGGTGCGAAAGTGCCTAGCCTGATCGGTCAGATCGCGGACGATCTTCGGCGGCATGAAGGCACGGTGCTGCACGCCTACCCCGATCACTTGGGGTACTGGACGATTGGCGTGGGCCGCATGATTGACGAGCGGCGCGGTGGTGGCATCAGCGAAGCCGAGGCCGAACACCTGCTGGCCAACGACATTGACCGCATCGCCGCGCGCCTACAGAACGAGACCGGGTTCCGCAATTCGCCGTCCGAGGTCAAACGCGCACTGGTCAACATGGCATTCCAGATGGGCATTAAAGGGCTGCTGGGGTTCACCAATATGTGGCGCGCCCTTGAACAGCACGACTATGAAACGGCGGCAACGGAGGCGCTTGATAGCAAATGGGCGAATCAAACACCGACCAGGGCGAACGAGGTAGCGGACTGGATCCGCAGCGCAGCGTAGACCGTTGGCGCTGGCGAAGGCGCATTGCGCTATCGTCGCTGGCTGCTGGACTGGTCTACCCGGTTCTGGCCGGTGCGGCCGCAATCGTTGAGCCCCGCGTATCTGAAACTCTTTCATCCCTAGCCTGGCCGCTGTACACCTTTTGCGGCGCCAACGTCGGCGCGTACATCGGGACGGCCGCTTGGGAGCATGTGCGAAAACCGGAGCAATATTGATATGCCTATGACAGAACGCCAGCGACAGATACGCGAAGCCTATCAGCGCTTGCAAAACAAGTCCGCCGTGGCCCGAGAATTCGGAATCAGCGAACATACGGTGCGCGAATCATTGGTTAAGTCTCAGCGCTACTTAGACGCCGACCCCGGCGTTCGTGACGCCGTTGACCAGACAGGCCTTT